CTGGCCCAGGGCGTCCGTCCCGCTCTGCACGAATTCCTGAATCGTCACCTGGCGGTCCTTCCGCCAGATGGGCGTCGGCAGCGCTTGGTAGTAGGTGTCCGGCATCAATAGGCACTCCACGTCAAGCGTCGGAGTTCATTTTGCCAGCAGCGTTCCACCGCCTCCGCGTCGGCTGCCGTACCTAGTTCGCGCCCGCGCATGTACAGGTAGGCGGCCTTGACGAAAATGGCGTTGATCGTCTCAACAGGCAGGCTGGCAACCGTCGCACCGTAGCCGCACTCGTATTCAACCAGCACGGCGTTAGGCCGCTCATCCACGCTCGGGCTCACCAGTGTGGCGCTCTCGGCGACCACGATCCGGGCCGGCTCATTCTTCAGATCTGCAACATAATTGGTGCTCGACCAGGTCTGCAGCACATCGGATGTATCGTAGTATGTGATGCTCGTCAGGCTCACCACGGGCGCGCGTGTGAGGTGCAGCACGTCGAGCCAATCCCAGGGCCACACATCGTAGTATTCGATCACCGTGCCTGTGAGCAATAAACGGCGCGTGTCGTCCTCCAGAGCACGCGCCGCCACATTAAGAAACCGCGCCAGAAGTGTGTCTTCCGCCGTACCCGCTACCCGCAGATGCACCTTGAAGTCATCCAGCAGATAGGTGCCCACCGCCAATCGTTCCAGGTCGACGGCGTGTGGTAGCGGGGGCTGCTGAAAGCGCGTCCAGGTGCACTGCGGATATTCGAACATGGGGCGGGTACCTTGCTTAATCCACGATGGCCGACTGCGCAATGCTCGATCCATACCGCTCGCCGTGCAAAATGTAGAGCACGCACAGCGCCGTGTTGACGGCGTTGCCTGTGCCCACCCGCACGCAGTCAAAACTGTTGTCGTTGTCCAAGTCGTCGGCGTCGATCTCGATCACATCCAGCGAATTCACATTGTTGACCGCTTGCGTCGTGAACGTGTTGGAAGTGACGGCGGTTTCGACCAGTGTATCGGTTGTGGCGACGTTCGCCGCGGTCCAGCGCTTGTCAAAGGCCAGCGCCTTCTCACCCGTGGCAGCTACGTCGCTCGCCTGCAGCAACGTGATCGCGCTGCCGGTCACTGTAGCGGCATTGTCCGTTGCAATGACCACCGTCAACTTCTGGTGGTTCTTTAGGCTCACGTAATCGGGAGTGGAAGTGCTCGGCGTGATCGGCGCGAGCCCGACCACCACTTTCGCCTGGTCGATCAATCGTAAGAATTGATGGGTCATTTCGGGTATCTCCTGAGTTATGGACTATTGTGGGGCGGGCAGTTTAACCACATGCCCAGGTGGCGGAGCACGCTGCGGAGTGAGGCTACGCGCGCTCAGCTAAACTCACGAAGGGACTGTACGTGGCCGTGCCGTCGCGGGCCGCAATCGTGGTGGACCACTTCGGCATGCCGGCCAGCCGCCAGGTGGCGCGCACGGCCGTCATCCCGTAGTCGAAATACAAGTGAATGCTGCTGGCAAACGCCGGCCCGGCGCTCTTGTAACCGACGATGTACTGCGAGAGATCGCAAAACAGGATGTCCCCGTGATCGCCCAGGGTCTCGCAGGCCTGATGCGGAATGATCGGGCGGCCGAAGAGCGAGCCATTGGGGCTGTTGGCCAGGGTGTTGAAATTCCCTGCCGGGAGCCACACTGGCACATCGCTCGATGCGCCGGCGATGACCATTTTCATCAACTGCGGTTCGACGTCCTGATTCATGATCCACACGGCGTTGGCACGAAACTGACCGTACATCGCCGAATTCATGGCGATGATGTTCGTGCTGTTGACCGTGTCGGCCGTCTGGCTTCCCACCTTCGCCACGCTCTTGAGGCAAGGCGCGTTGAGAATGCCTAGCATCATCCCCGCACCGGTGCCTTGGAGAATCGCGAAGTCCACCTTCCAGCGCAGCTTCTTGCTGATAACGCTTTCCAGGTAGGCCGCCAATTGCGGCCCGTCATCCAGCAGCTCGTCAGTGACCGGGCAGAGCGCCACCAACTTATTGAGCCGCATGCCGGCCGTGCGGAGCTTGATCTTGCTCTGCGTGTAGAGATCGCCCTCGCCCTCCCAGTAGGCTTGGACCCCACTGGTGCTCCAGGGGCTCTCTTCGTCTACTGGCCAGTTCAAGTGATTGTTGACGGGCGTTTTCTCGACCAGATTGTAGAGCGATCCTTGCTCGCCGATGTACTCCATGATACGGGTGGAGAACTCGGGCGGCACGGCATAACCGCCGTCCGTGCCGACGCCCTCGGCGCTGTAAGTGGTGGGCGCCATCTGCGCCAACCGCGGATCGAGCTGTGATTGCGGCCGGGTAGCCATCGCCACGCTCTGCGCGAATTCGCCGAAATGGGCGAACCCGCAACGCGGATCACGCAGCAAGGGCGTGCGTCCCGTGGGCACAGGCGCGGTGCGCCGGCCGCTGGCTTCTGCGGTGGGAGTGGCATCCTCCGCCGTCAGGCGGATGATCCGTTCTCGCGCCTTGATCTGCTGGCGATAGTGCTCGGCCAGGCTCTCCAACTCTTCCAGCCTATTGATGTCGTCGGCCGACATTTCAGCGGCTTTGCGGCCCTCGGCGATCGTCTTCGCTTCCGCCTGCGCCTTTTCCAGCTCGGCGCGCAATTGCGCCAGCCGGTCTTGTTCGTCGTTTGCCATGGTATGTCAAACTCCTTGCAAAATGTGGTCTAATATTAACGTCACGTCGCGCACGAGTTTCCGGCCGCCCAACATCTTGGCTAGGCGCTCCTTGTCTCGCGCGGTGTAGGCTTCCAATTTCAAATTTTGCACGCTCGCGCTGGGGTGCGTCACGTTGGTCACGAAACCTTTGGCGTACGCCTCCTCCGCCGTCAAGTAGGTCTCCTCCCGCATCATCCGGCCCAGTTCGCGCTTGCTAAGTTTCGTCTTCTCGGCGTAGATGTCTGTCACCTGCTTGCGGGTGGCGGATAGGTACTTGCCCGTTTTCCGCACCTCGTCAATCGTCGCCGGCGAAATGACAGGCACCCACGGTTCGTGAATCATCATCAGCGTGTTACTGGGCATCTCGGCATAATCCGCCGCGCACACCAACAGCGTCGCCGCGCTGAACGCATCGCCATCCAGGTACGCCTGTACTTCGTTCGGCGCCGTGCGGAGCAAAGTGTAGGCGGTGATGCCCTCCGCCAGGCTGCCGCCAGGGCTGCTGATATGCAGCTCCAGGGGTTCATGCGCCGGCACGCGACGGATCGCCCGCCGCAGGTTGTCGCTAAATCCTTCCAAGATCGGGCCGTAGCATTCGATTTCGGCCATTGCTCTGTGCCTCGTCTTCGAGTTCTTCCGATGATTCCGCCGGGATGATCGACTGCCGAGGCGTTGGCGGCGGTACCGCCTCCGGTTCTTTATTGGCCCGTTCGAGGGACTGCATGTTGACGGGCACCAGATGCAGATCGCCATCTGGCCCCAGCGAGTCCATGTCCTCGAGCGCTCTGATTTCGTTGGGGTTGATCGCGCCCAAATCGCGCAGCTTCGTGTACCAGGTGGCTCGCGTTTCAGGGTCCATGCGGAGGATCGCATTGGTGTTGATTTTGCTGAAGTAGCGGTTGATCCAGGCGGCCGAAATGAGTTTCCGGTTGGCCTGCTGTTCGAATTTCACGATCCAGGGGCCGAGCGAGTCCACTAGAAATTCCAAGCTCTGATGCGTGATGTTGGAGAAGGTCGCCCGGGACAGATCAAAGACTTTGTGCGGCGGCACGCGCATGAAGCGACAGATGTCGATCACGCTGAACTGGCGGGACTCCAGCAGTTGCGCGTCGGTATTGGGCATGGACAGCGGTTGAAATTCCACGCCTTGACTGATCAGATAAATTTTGCCGTGGTTGTGGCTGCCGACGTTCTGGGCCTTCCAGGCCTCGGCGATCTGTTCGCCTTTCTCGCGCGTGAAGCTGCCGGCCCCGGGCGGTTTCAAGAGTCCGGAGAGTCTCGCTCCGTTCTCCATCTGGCTCGCCATGGAGTCCTCTTGCGCCATGCTCAGCCCGAGCGATCGCGCGGCGTACTGCAGCACGCTCCAGCCCACCAGATCGTCCCCGAGCCCGCGGAAATGCAGCACGTCGGCTGCCGGCAGGAATTCGGCTGGTCCGGTGGGCTGCTGGACTGAGTACCACAACCCGCCGGCCAGCCGCATGGGAGTGACCCTCCATGGTTCGAGAGGCCACAGCTCCGTAGGACGATAACTGGCATCGCGCACGATTTCGCAGTAGGCGTTGCCCCAGGTGAGGCAGTGCCGCAGCATCAGCTCCCGCCAGGCCGCGGCGTCCTGCTCCGCATTGGGCGCGCGATTCAAGAGTCGATCCGCGGGGTGATACTCCGCCACCCGGCGGCCCGCCTCCGTCAGCTCGTGCACGCGCCAAGGCATCTGGGCAATGGTCTCCGAGATCACCCGCACGCAGCACCAGTAGGCGGAAACCGTGTAGGCGGTATCCTCATTGACGGCCTTGCCGGCGGCGCGCAGCAACAGCGGCAGGCTGCCACTCGTAGCCGAGGGCCGCGTCAGCCGCTGCATCAGTGCCCGGAATCTAGAGAGCATAAACTCGTACCTCGTCATCCTCGTACAGCCGCGCCTGGCTGAATGCCATCACCGCGGCCTGCACACCGTCCACCGTTTTATGGGGCGCGCCGTCCGGGTCTGGCTTGATCGGTTTGCGGTAGCCATGGGTCGTCTCTTTACAGAGCGCGTGCTTCGCCTGCCAAGTCAGAATCGGGTGTCGTGGATGCCGCATCACCTGCGCTTTCACGTCGCCTTCGTAGTTGTCCGTG